TCAGTGACTCCAGCCACCACATGGTCCATGGACACTTGGGGCGAGTATTTGGTGGCTTGCTCAAGCTCTGATGGCAAACTGTATGAGTGGCAATTAGGCTTTACAACGCCAACCCTTGCAGCGGCCATTACCAATGCGCCAGTCAACAACAAGGCATTACTGGTCACGCAAGAGCGCATTCTCTTTGCCCTTGGCGCTGGTGGTAATCCACGCAAGGTGCAATGGTGCGACCAAGAGAACAATACCCAGTGGACACCGGCAGGCGACAATCTGGCCGGTGACTATGAGCTGGCCACGCCTGGCACATTGATCGCTGGCAAGAGGGTCAAAGGTGTCAACCTACTGTTTACAGATGTGGATGTCCACACGGCCCAGTATACGGGCGCGCCATTTGTCTATGGCTTTGAGAAGGCCGGATCAGGCTGTGGATTGATTTCAGCTCAAGCGGTGGCGGCCATTGATACGGCAGCCATTTGGATGAGCAAGGCTGGCTTCTGGATTTATGACGGCTACGTCAAGCCACTGCCAAGTGATGTGTCTGACTATGTCTTTGACAATTTGAACTTTAACCAGGCATCCAAGATTTACGCGGTCCACAATAGCAAATATGGTGAAATCTGGTGGTATTACCCAAGCAGTGGAAGCACAGAAAACGACAGCTATGTCACTTTCAACTATCGCGAAAACCATTGGAACATAGGATTATTGGCCAGAACTGCTGGCGCTGATTCTGGGGTGTTTGCCAATCCTTTGATGGTTTCAACCGATGGCTTTATCTATGAGCATGAAGTCGGTTTTGCCTATGACAGCGCCAGCCTTTATGCCGAGTCTGGCCCAGTCCAACTGGGCAATGGCGACAACATCATGTCGGTGCGCCAAGTCATTCCCGATGAGCAGACTCTGGGTGAGGCGGTGGTTTCATTTAAAACCCGAAATTACCCAACCGGCACACAATCCACATTTGGACCATACACGGCAGCCAACCCGACTTCAGTCCGGTTCTCTGGCCGACAAGTCAATGTGAAGGTGACTGGCAACACTTTGGCTGACTGGCGTATTGGCGTGATGAGGCTTGAAGCTATTCCCTCCGGCAAGCGATGAGCGACCAAGAACATTTGGATAGGCTGCGCCACCATGTGGAGGCTGCCTTAGAATATAGTGGAGGCACACACAATTTTGACGATGTCGCTGAGATGGTCGAGGATCACAGATTACAGCTGTGGCCAGCCAAAGACTCGGTGGTATTGACAGAGATCATTGTCTATCCCAGGCTAAAGAATTTGCATTATTTTCTGGCTGGTGGCGACCTAGATGAACTCTCACGGATGCGACCATTGATCGAATCCTGGGGCAAGTCTGTTGGCTGCACCAGGGTGACTTTGGCAGGCCGAAGAGGCTGGGCAAAGACATTTTTGAAAGACGAAGGTTACAGTCCACAGTGGTCTGTAATGGCAAAGGAACTTTAAGGGATAAATATGGCAACTTCACCAGCACTAGCATGGTCATTGGCTAATGGCATCAGTCAACAACAGTTTGACAAGAACATTGTTGACGCAATCAAACAGGGCGAGGCTCAAGGCTTGAGTGATGCCCAGTTTGAGAGCTTGATGAATCAATACCAGATCAGCGCTGCTGATGTGGCCCGTGCCACTCAGTCAACGCCTGCAATCATTCAGTCCCGCATGGAAGCGGCAACGCCCACAACGCAGACCGAGATTGCTTATAACCAAGCGGCCATGGATGAGCTGGCCAAACGTGAAGCACAATGGGCGCAGCAGCAAAAGCAAAATGCTATTGATTGGACCAAGCAGCAGCAGACCAACACGACCAATTGGGCCGAGCAGCAGCGCTTGAATGAACTTAAAAATGCACAGCAGATTGCTGCCAACCAAAAGGCTTATCAGGACTATCTGGCCAGTCAAGCAAAGTTGGCAGCGGAACAAGCCTCAAAGGCCACTGGCTTTCAGACCAGTGCAGGCACATTGCCATTTGCCAATGCGACCCAAGGCTTTGCACAGAATTTCCAGAATTACCAGTCCATTGCCCCTGGTGCGCAATACAACCCAGCTGTCATGGCTGGTGGTGCATCCCCTTACAGTTTGATCAGAGGCCAGATGCAGCCCATGGGCAACCCATACGCTGGCGTGGTAGCAGGCCAAGCAATGGGTGGCTATAACCCTGGTTTATATGACCAGATCGCGGCTGCCAATGTGGCCAAGACTGCGGCAGAGACTGCGGCCTCCACAGCGGCATCACAAACAGGCATGGAACAAAGCAGCACTGGCGGCATGGCCAAAGGCGGCATGGTCCATGGCGGCCTGATGTTTGGCATGAATCCTCCTGGTCCAGATGATGGCGCTGTCAATCTTGATCTTGGCGAATATGTTATTAAGAAATCTTCAGTCGATAAATACGGCAAGGGACTTCTGGACATGATCAATGAAGGCAAAGTGCCTGCCAAGAAAATGAAATCTTTACTCGGATAAGGTGGCAATATGTCAAAAGGTGGAACAACTACATCGACAAGCTCCATTGATCCACAGATCAAAGAAGCATTCTTGGCCAACTTTCAGCAGGCCCAAGGGGTCGCTGGCGCTTTGCCAGTCCAACAGTTTGCTGGCTACAACCCAATGTACCAGGCAGGCGAGGAAGCTCTGGTCAACACCGGCCTTGCTGGCCCAGGCATTACTGGCACAGACTTAGCCGCGCAGATGGCCGCTTATGGCGGTGTCTATCAGCCTGCACAGATTTCAGCGCAGCAGACTAATTTGGGATTAACTGGACCAGGCTCAATTGGTTCTTACATGAATCCTTACACAAGCATGGTGCGTGAAAACGCATTGGGTGATTTGGAATCTGCAAGACGCGCGGCTATCCAGCAGACTGGTGAGCGCGCAAACGCTGCCCGTGCATTTGGTGGATCACGCCAAGGTGTGGCCGAGGCTTTGACTAACCAAGGGTTTGCCAAGCAGGCAGCCACACTTGGCACAACATTAAACGAACAAGCATTTAACCAGGCAATGGCCATGCAGCAGGCAGACATTGCGCGCAGATCAGCAGCCGACATTGCCAATCAGCAAGCAGGCTTGCAAGGCGCGCAATTGCGTTTGGGCGGTGCAAGCCAGCTAGGCAATTTGGCTGCACAGCAACAAGCATTGCGTCTTGGTGGCGCTCAAGCGGTCATGGGTGCTGGCGCTGCGCGTCAGGCTTTGGACCAGCAACAAATGGATGCCATTCGCAACATTGGCCTCCAGCGTCTTGGTGTGGTCCAGTCTTCACTCGGTGCGCAGCCTGCCAACCTTGGCATGGTGGCAACAACTCCATACAGTCAGAATGTCGGTGCTGGCCTATTAGGCGGTGCATTGGCTGGCTCTCAATTGGCTGGCACTCTTGGTCTGACAGCAGGCACTGGCGCTGGCCTTGGTGCATTGGCTGCATTGATCTAATATGCCAAACAATCCAACCCCAGAGCCACAACGCTACGCTGACGCGCAGCTGATGGCTTTGCTTGATCCATCAAGCAAGCGTGACACCATCCTGATCACGCCTGGATCACCGATGCCGTCTCGCATCCCTGATGGGCTGACAGTGGCAGAGACAAGCCGAGGCATTGTGATTACCAGTGATCCAGCAAAGGTCAGGATCATTGACCAAGGGTCAGAGAAAGATGTTGGCATGGCGCTCTTTGGCTATGCATACGATCAGGCCAAGGGCTTTGACAATGTGGCGGTGGCCATGGATAGAGCTGGAACACCGGTGGCAGAACTGGCCATCAAGCCTGGTCAAGAAAGACGGGCCATGAGGGCTGCATCTTTGCTTGCACCAGATACAGGATCAACTAACATGATGAGCAGAGGCGATGTGGTCAATACACGCCTCAGAGGTTTATTGGATTAAGGTGGAAATATGGCTACTCAATTTGATTTTGCAAGTTTAGGCAATATGTTTGGTGGAATGCCTGGTGCAACACCAACAGGGCTTGACGCATTACTGACAGAAGACCAACGCAAGCTGCTTGGCCGTAATGCTGCATTGTCAGCAGCCGGTGCACTCTTGCAGGCCAGTGGCCGAAGTGCAGTCCCAATCAGCATGGGCCAAGCACTTGGATCAGCTTTGCAGGCAGGCCAGCAAGGTTATCAGCAAGCTAGAGCTGGGTCACTGCAAGATTTGCTTTTGGGTGGAAAGCTGAAAGAAATGCAAACAGCCCAAGAATTGCAAAAGCAAGTCGCTGGCATTTTGACCAAACCACCAACTGCATTAAGTCCAGAGATGCAGGCTTTGGCAGCTCCTGGTATGCAAGTTGGCCCAACTGTGGCCCGTGCTGACTTGGCCGCAAGCATTCCACAGCCAAGCGCTGGTGAACTAAAAGCTGGCCAGTATCAGCAAATTGCAGATATTTATGCGGCTCAAGGTAAATCTGAAGATGCCAAGAGATTTCAAGAGATGGCCGAAAAGCTCAACCCAAGGGCTGAAATAACGGGCCAGCCATTTGAGGTGACTGATCCTAAAGGCAATCCATTATTGGTCCAGCAATACAAAGATGGCACTGTTAAGACCATGCAAGGATATGGTCCAAAACGTGATGTTGTTTTGCAGAATCAGGGTGGCCAGACTGTGGCTATTAACAAGTCAGCACTGAAAGGTGGAGAAACATTTGTTCAAACAATGACTCCAGCAGAGATTGCCAACCTACAGGTGGCAAGAGGCAACTTGGCCGTGGCCCAAGGCGGTCTTGGCTTGCGTCAAAAAGAATTTGATCGCAATGCTTTTGATGTCAAAGAAGGACCAGACGGGTTTTATTATGTGCCTAAGACTCCAGGCGGTGGCGTTGCTGTACCAGTCATGGGCGCTGCTGGCCAGCAACTTACGCCAAGCAAAGAAGCGCCACAGGCATTCTCAGAAGCGGCCAAAAAACTCAATAACTTGAAGGGCAATATTTCTGCGTATAGAACAGAAATTGAATCTAATAAAACAGTTTTCCCGTCGGAAGTGCCATTGCCATTTGGTGCAAGGATTCCATTGCCTACGGGTTCAGATACTGCAAGACTGCGCGGGAAATACCAGTCGCTGTTAATGGGTGTCAAAGACTTGTACGAGCTTGGCGCTTTGACTGGACCAGACATGGGCATCATCAGTGAGCAGCTGACAAACCCTGCATCATTCTCCGGTATGTTTACTTCACGCGATGCGATGAAAGAGCAGATTAAGATTCTTGAAGATATGTCTTTACGGGCCGAAGAAAATCTTTCATCAACTTACAAGCGAAAACTGCCAGCGGCATCAACGGCAGGCATACAACCAGCACCAGCTGCACCGGCTGCACAACCAATGATGTCTGGTGTCCCAACATGGGACCCAGTCAAAAAACAATATGTTTACCAGTAAGGTGAAGTTATGACCCAATATGTAAATGTCATTGGTGTTGGTCCAGTCGGTTTCCCTGACGACATGACCAAAGATCAGATCACCGAAATATTAAAGACAATGCCGCCTCCAATGGCTGCACCAACTCAAGCGCCAGACACATTGGGTCGCCAAGTTGGACTATCAACTAGGCCCATTGCCCAAGCAGCTTTGACAGGCGGTGGTTTGATGCCTATGGTGGTTGACCCCATGGTTAACTTCTTTAACTTGGCTGCTGGAACAAACATTCCAACGCAAACCCAAGCGGTTCAAAAGACTTTGACAAACCTTGGTTTCCCAGAGCCAAGGACAGGACAAGAGCGCATTATTCAAGATGTGACCAGTGCTGGTTATGGCACTGCTGGCATCAGCAAATTGGCTGGTGCAATTGCCCCTAAAGTGCCTGGTTTAATTTCAGATGTTGCTAAATTCTTTGCGCAAAGCCCCAAGGCCCAGACAGCGGCTGCACTGACAGCATCCACTGCCGGTGGAATGTTGCGCGAAGGTGGAGCGCCACCAGCGATTCAAGCCGGTGGTGCAATATTGGCAGGCATGGTCGCCCCTGGTGGAGCAAAACTACCCGTTACACAAAGAGTCTTAGAAGCACCTGGCGCAATAGTTAAGCCATTTACGCAAACAGGCCGTGAGGTCATTGTCGGTAATGTCTTAAACCGACTGGCCACAGACCCAGAGCGCGCAGCACTCAATTTGCAACAGGCCCAGCCTCTTGTCCCAGGCGTAAGAGTCACGACAGCAGCTGGTGCGCGTGATCCTGGCTTGGCTGCGGCTGAGACTGCGATCAGAGCATTGGACCAGTCTGGTGCATTTCCTAATGTACTGTCTGCAAATCAACAGGCTTTGCTTGAGTCATTCAGAAAGCTCGGTGGCCGTGGTGGCGATGTAACTCAGCCTGGTTCTATCCCATACGCTGAAGCCAAACGCACTAGCATCACAGCCCCAATGCGTGAGTCTGCATTTGCCAACAAACAGCCCGTAAGCGTTGAGCCGATCACAAGTGCCATTTCCGGCATCATGGCCAACCCTGCAACCCAGCGCAAATCAGTCGATGAGGCGATGGGCTATGTCAATAGTCTATTGGCTAGGCGCGTTGATCCTGATACTGGGACTATTGACCCCATGGCTTTGTACAGTGTCAGAAAAGACATCACAGATGCCATGGCTGGCAAGTTGGCAGGCGAACAAGCCAATTTGCGTTTGGCCAAAGGCCAACTTGCAGACCTATTGCCAGTCATTGACAACGCAATTGAATCTGGCGCTCCAGGCTTTAAGAGCTACATGGAAAAATATGGAAAGTCATCTAGCGCCATTGACCAGATGCGCTTGTTGCAGGGCATCGAGTCCAAAGTCACAACTGGCCAACCTAATTTGATGACGGGTGAGCCGGTCTTGGCAGCGTCAGCATTGCGCAGACAACTGGCTTCTAAGGCAGAAGAAATTGGCACTCAATTGTCGCCAGCAGCTCAGACCCGTTTGGACAACATCATCAACGAGATCAATCGTGGTCAGGCAGCGACTGCACCAGGCGTGAAAGCCCCTGGTTCAAACACATTCCAAAACATGAGCATGGGCAATCTGATTGGCCGTGTGTTTAGTGAGTCCATGGCTGACAACACCACACTGCGCACTATGACAAGGCCATTGGACTTTCTTTATAAATTGCCTGATCAGCA